AGAGTAACAGTAGCAGCACCTGATCCATCGACTGTTACATCAACTTTCAGAAGTGTTCCATTACCACCTGTAGGTGACAATCCAGTGTATGTACCTGCAGCACGAGAACCGTCAGCACCACTTACACTGTCAAGAGTTTTTGCTTTACCTGCAACAACTGTTGCCATGTAACGGTTTTCGTTAACTATAGTTGGAGTATCATAGAGTGTATCACCTGCTACAAATGGTGCAGAATCACCATCAAGTGAAATTTTCAGTAAGTTAAGTGCCTTGTCAAATTCATGCACATAACCCCATGAACCTTCAGTTACACCTGATGCTGCAATAGTATAAGTTGTGTCACTTAAAGTAAACTGATCAGCAGCAGAAAAACCTGCACCTCTCAATTTATAGATAAAGATCTCCTCATAAGCAGGGTTTGCTATAACAGTCATTGACCAACCAAATCCAGCATTAGAGTCCGCAGTGTTTGCTACTGCAGGTTCTGCATATGACTCTAATGATAGTGGTGAGTTAGAAGTAATCTCAATTTGTAAATAACATCCTGCCTGTCCTGCAGTACCAACCTTGGTTACATTACCAGTGTACTCAGTACCAGTTAATGATTGAGTACCATCTGCCTGTTCAGAAAATCTGAATGGATGACCTGTGTTAGAAGCATCTGTCTGCCAGAACTTATAAGTTCTCTCATTATTGAGACTCTTATTTAAGTATAGTTCGTATGTGTTACCACTAGCATCCTCTGCAACAATAAATCTATCTTGATTCTCAATATTAAATGATCCTTGAGAGAAGTTCAGTGGTAAACTAGCAGCAGAAGTACCACCAGTGATGGTCTCTGCTTCAGTAAAGAAGTTGAGGTGATAGTCACCTGCGTCAGTCATCTGTGTAACTGCAGTACCATCATTGTGGTTAACTGCAGAAGTACCATACTGACCACGAACAACAGTCAAGTCGTTACCTGCAACAGCAGAAACCTGAATTGTCTCGTTACCAATCTGTATGAAACCACCTTCTAAGAATCCAGTTGCATCTGCAAGTGTAAGTGTGGTATCACCAGCAGCGAAAGTAGCACCTTCGTTGATAGTAGATGCAGTAGCAGAGTCAATAAAGCACTTAGCAAATGCTCCTGCAGGAATTGCACTTGCTGTTGTACCATATACTCCTCTTGTTACTGTCAATACATTGGTAGTAGTATTAATACCAGAAGCATTGATGGATATAATTTCTGTAGCTGCTTGAGTAGCATCACTTGATATCATCAACCTTGCGTTATCTGCAAGACCTGTATTTCTCGATACGTTAACTGCGGTAGCACCCGATGCAACATCTGCTATGGAAGCATGAAATCCTCCAGACTCAGTGTCTATACTTCTTAATGTACCACTAATACCTGATGTACCACCCGTTACTGTCTCACCAAGTTGGAATATACCCGTTAGGTTTGCATTATCACCCGTTGAGAATAGTAGTTTCTCTACCTTAATCCATCTCTCCAGTATAGAAGTATCCTTAAACACATCAAGGAGTTTTGCTGTAGATCCATTAGTTGTAGTTATATCAGCACCTGGTATAGCACTACTGAAACTTACACCTGGACTAACCTTTAGTTTATACTGGGATATTGGGTTACCCTTCTGAAATTCTAATGCAGTCGTTTCATCACCATCAAGTTGTAATATCTGATCATAGTCACGAACTGCTGCACGATATGTAACGCCAGATCCTGATACATTCGTTGCTGTAAAAACTGCTGATGCAGTATTGTCTATATCAGCTGAATAGAGTACTGTATTTGTCGTTGCCCCTGGTTTTGAGGCGGCTAACCTTCCTGCTGTCATTTTAATTTACCACCCTGCTTGGAAAAAAGATTGTAATCGGAGTCTACCACCGAATGTAGGTGCTGATAAAGGACCACCAAAGCTAACACCAACCGCCTCGATGTTGTTAGTAGATAGTAGTGTAGCATCTGCACCTGGGAACTGAATATTAACTGGTTCAGTAATGTTAGTGGCATCAATAGTGATTAAACCGTTAACATTCTCTGGGTTGTTAATCTTCATGAATTCCATTGTTTTGTTCGCTAGAGTCTGCGTTGCTTTCTCTGCGACTAAAACGTTGGTATCAATACCATTATTTAGAGGTTCTGCAAGAGAACCTTCTGGGAAAGTCCACTGCAAATTGCTGTTAGCATTAAGATTTGTTAGATTAAAACTAATCTTCTTAGTGTTATCACCAGTGTCCTCAAAAATGGCACCCTTATAAACCTTGTTAGTTAATGTCTGTGTAGATGAAGTTCCTACCACAGTAACATTAAGGTCTGGCCAAGTAACCGTACGATCTGAAGTTAATCCAGATGAATCGAAGATTATATACTTGGTTGGATTATTCTCATCTGTAGACGGTGTAGTAGACATGGTGGGGTTCACCAAGTTCTTATTCTTAACGTCTTGCTGAGTTATATCATCAAGTAGTGTTGACTGCGTAATGGTAGTACCATAATCAGGAAGACGATAGATATGCTGACCAGGAGCATCCCACGCATCTGTCTCGAACTTTGCAATCTTAGAAACGTCAGTAGAACCAGTTATCTGTAGGTCATTATCTTTAATGATAATAGACTTATTAGTTAACGTTTGGAATGTATCTGCTGCAACTATAGTTGCTGAAGTATTTGCACCTACATTAGGAAAGTCGAAACGACGTATACCACCTGCAGTAGAAACGGTATCTACATTAAAGACCACCTTCTTTCCAGGGTTTTGATCCCCCTCAAAGAATACGTTAGAGTCTGTAAATGTAGCAGATCCATTAACTGTGAAATATCCACTACCCTGAGGGACTACCTCCACATTAGAGTTTGCTGACGCAGTATCAACAGCACGAATTTGTAATGTTGATGAACCGTCTTGGTTTGCGTTACGTTGATTATATAATGATGCACTACCGAATGTGAGTCCAATTTCATTAACTGCACTCTGGTAGATTCCAGTGTCCCTATCCAAATCGAAAGCCAGTCCTGGAGCACTCTGTGAGCCTGCAGAAACTGACCTAAAAAGTTGATTAACCTTTGATTTTCTATTCGGAATAAGTGGGTCTGATATAACAATAGGAAGCACCGCTTCCCCAGTCACCAACGCATCAGCTATAGTATCAAGTTGTGATATTCTTTTAGTTGCCACTATTCATCTATATGGTTCTTCCGAGTTATTTATACGTCCAAATTCCTCTCTCCCATAAGAAGTGATTTAAGTTTATTTGCTTTCTCTAAATGCTCTTTATGATAGTCTATCCAAGACTGTACTTCAGTCAAAATATTCTCATAAGTTTTGTCTGAAGATTCCTCGCTAGTAAGATAATCACCAATGACATCGTTTAATGTATTGAGACGATGCTGTGCCTCTGGTGGATAACTAGCATTGTAGTTTTCGACGTGTGGTCCGCTCATTGATACTTCTCGTTAAATTCCTTAAATGACGAACTGCAATCAGGTGGTTCTGGATATTTATATCCCTTCATTTTCATCCACTTCTGATGCAAAGCACCCAGTATCCATGACTGAGATAGACTCTTAGGTCCATTTTCCAATAGTTCCAAGTGTTTCTTGTTGGAAGTGTACGCTTTGTACTCCTCCCTCCAATTACTGTCGTCCCAATCTTTTGTCATGTGTTACTCCTCTATTTCGAAAGACCATTTTATAGAATTAATATAGTCAAATGTATCCGTTACATCATGGTCACAGTTAGTGTTGTACTTTCTTTCACAAAGGAATCTTCTCAACCCTTCGATTGAGTTAAAACACCCCATATGCGTATGGTTGTCATTGTAAAGATGGTACTTCATGCTAACTCTTTAATTCATTTTGCATCTCATTAAGTGTTTCACTAACATATGTTTGCACACCAACTGGATCAGGTTTCCAATCCTGTGGCATAGGGATCTCAGGTAGATCTCCCTGCTCGTACTTGTCAAGCACAGGTACAGGTGTCAGTAGAATTGATGGTTTCCCATCTTGAGCAATCTTTATTGTATTACCTCTTTCACATAATGTCAAGAGGAAATCAAAGTTGCTCTTAGCCTCATCAATAGAGACTTCTAGAATTTGAGATTTCATTAGAATACAAATGTAAGATCGTCTGGCTCTAAGAAGTCTTGCAAGATAGCAATAGTATCCTCAAAACTGCTCATACCCTCTTCATCAAAGTTAAACCGAACTTCTTCGGTATAACCTTCCTCATCCCGAAGGACAACTCTCCTTTTGGCAACATGTATAAAAGCATGTTCCACATAATCAACTAATTCTTCCATTAGTTAAGCATCACAGGCAATCCATATATCTGGGTTGCACCCAAAGCAGTACCAAAGGCAGAGAAACCTACCCCGACACCGTATGAGATTATACCAGAAGTACACTGATTTATTATAGCACCTTGTCCTGCTGTGACAACCTCTCCTATGCCACCTGTCGGACTGGCTACTAGGGTCATGTGTCCACCTGGACTAGCTCCTGTGATAATATCTGCCATAGCAGTGGGCATGGATTGCCCCAGGGAGAGCCGAACCTGAGCTGGTGGTGATGCACCTGGGAATGGTAAATCCATTGTAACATCTACAATAGATCCTTTTACTATACTATACTGTCCTGTTATAACAGGCATCTGCTGGAATATACCAATGATATCAAAGCGTCCACAGTTAAGGAATGAAGTAATCCAGTTAGCTTCGTTTATGATCTCACCATGTGCAGTGTTATTAATTGCACCCGCCTCAACGTTATAGTTCTGACCCTTCATGTTGATTGCAGATACAGCAGTGAAGTTAAACTTGTTAGCTTGTACTGTCCAGTCACCTTGATAGTTACAATCGTGGTCACCTGCTACGGTATGTACTGACTTAGATTCTCTTTCTCCTACCTCTACATCAAACTGTGGTTTATTACGTTTAGCTATCTTATCCTGTAAAACTGCTTGCATTTGATCTGTTGCAGTTCCTGCAGTGTCTAGAGAACCCTCCAGAGCCTCGAATCCATCTTCAGGATCCAAATCTTTATATGTTTGTGCTGTGAATTTAGAGCTATTACCTGCTCCTTGCAATGGTTTCTGGTCACCCCATGTACTACCTGAGGAGAAACCACCATTAGCATCAGATGCTTGAGCACCAGGACCATTTGATACATGAGTATTCATGGATCCTGCAACCTCAATATGGAAATCACCCATAACCTTAAGGTGGTAGTCACCTTCTATAGTATGTACATGATTACCTTTAGCATTGTGTACTAAGTCTCCACCGTAAATGGAAGTAAAGTTGCCAGGTACATTTAAGTGTTCGTTACCTCTCTTATCTTGGAAATAGGTAACACCACCAGGACCAGAGGTTACAAACTTTTCTTTACCAGGCGTTGCATCATTCAGTACCCTAGTACCATTAAGTGATGTCTGTGTCTCCATTAAGAATGGGTTAATATTCTTATAGAAATCATCAAAGAAGGTACCAGTTTCTGCTGAACCACCTGAACTTTGAGTAAGTCCTGGTGCATTTGTTCCCGAAGGTGGTGGACAACTACTATAGTCACCTCCACCTGGACCTGCCACGCCTGGTGTATCATCAGGATCACATTGCGTGGTACCTAACAACGGAACCCATGCTTGTGATCGGGGTTTTCGACTATCACGACCACATCCTTTATTACCAAGGATCATAGCAAGGATTGCCTTAAGGATGCTAAGAAGTGACTGGAAGTCTAACTTAGTGAAATCTAATGCAAATATACTACTGATACCATCTGCTAGTTTTGCTGCTCCCTTAACCGCAGTTATTGCTGAGAATATTTTATCTGCTGCACCGTTAATGGCATTGAGTCCTTTACAAATCTGACCCTGAATACCAGACATTGCATTCTCAACCCAGTCAGTGATTTTTGATTCCATCTCACCGATGAAATCCATTATATTATCGAAGACCTTGTTGAGATAACTCGTTATGAATCCCATTATGTTCTTCATAACACTGACCCATTGTGGGGTAGGTTTACAGAACATAGAGAATATAATTTCTAGGATAGCACCAATTGCTGTCACTACGACAACAGGAACCATATTAGAAATTAGCTTTAATATAGTATCAATCGCTTGCTGAATCAGTCTCGCTGCCAGCTCCTTCAGAGGAGCGAGCATACCCGAAACTGCATTGGTAACATAGTTGGTTAGGTTAGATAACTGTCCAAGTATTGCTTTACCTTCTACCATTCTGCCTGTAATAGCAGACATGAAACTACCACTGTCAGTATCTTTTGCTAAACCACCTACCTGAACACCAATGTCAGATAGCATCCTCTTCATATCAAGGTTAAAACCTTTATTAGCAGGTCCAGTTGTACCATCAGCAATACCACCTGGCATTCCTGACATCTTGATAGGGTTAGTGTATATGTTAGCAGGTGTATCTACTTCACCTTTGGAAACTGCACCTCTTGCTACTTCTTCGCCACCTTCTGCAGATCCTGGTGTCTGACCCTGAACCTTAGCAAATGGGTGACCACCTAATGAAAACTGATTATTAACTGCTTTCTGCTGAGGAGTATCGGTTGCCATCTGGACACCAATCTCAGGATCAGCAATATATGTACGTCCTAATTGGTTTGGTGCACCTCTCTCTTCTCCACTAGCACCACCCTCATTCTGTCTCTCAGCATGACGGAAACTACGGAAAGCACCCATAACACAAGGTAACTGACCTTCATTACCATCCAAGAAGAAACCAAGAACGTTAGAACCTACCTGTAATTCTGTAGTTGTTCCTGCGTTTTTAGTCTGTGGTTTATCTGTTGGCAGTAGAACAGTTGCCCATGGGAGCATTTTCCTAGGAAGTTCTTGCAAGTGAGCAGAGTTTCCATCCTCATCCGTTTTATTGCTGGTATACCAACCAAGTATACGAACTCGTACTCTACCTAACTGTGAAGGATCTTGGTTGTCTTCTACTTCTCCGACCCACCAATTAAATCCATCACGTCCAGCGAAATCAGTTTTTGCTTGTGCGACAGCGACCATTATGTTAAATCTAGTTTCCTCGAATTATTTAGCTTAGTAAAAGTAAAGAAACCCTCAGACGGTTCTTTACCCCAAGAAAATTTTCCCGTTTCTATGTTATACCCAGTGTCGATTGACCTGTAGTTTGTCCCATCAAATTCTACAGCACTAACAACTTTAGTGTCTCTGACTATACATTCACCCTTAATCTCACCATACCAAGTACCTTCGAAGAATCCCCACTGCATTTCACATCCCTCCTTATCAATCAAGAGGTTGTGTGCTTTAGTGAAAACCGTCTCTTCATCATAAACCTCAAAGGTTATATGGTAGTGTCTGTACGGTTCATCCTCCCCTGCATAGTTATACCACTGCTTGAGTTCTAATACATTAGGTTTTACTTTGGTGTAGAGAATATTAACCCATGGCCACTTGGTAGGATTGCTATAGGCTTGTTTCTTATTCTCATAATGACCAATAATCAATTTATCGAACAAGGTTATACCATCCTGTAATAATCATCTTCTCTTCATTGGGTGCAGGACATCCCTTATGAAAATGTGTCCAGTCACTTGGCCAAATCAGTGTCAACCCCTTCTTGGGTTTCACTTTTGCTTGCTGTACATCAAATAATGTTTCTCCACCTTCTTCTATATCATTAAGATAGGTCATCCATGCCATAACACGAGTGACCGCTTCTATATCTGCATTGTTTCTTTCACAATGCATCTGTTTAAATCCTCCACCTTTGGGATACCACTGCAAGTTAAAATCACTCTGCAGATCCCAATGGATCGTTCTAAGCATGGGCCAGTAGTTTACATATTCTCTCGTAATCTCTGCTAGACCATCTATGTAATCACAAATTCTTTTATCCTTAAAATACCTAGGAACGGTCATATCAATCGATTCTTTGATCGTTTTGTTGACCTTATCTCCTTGTCCACCGCAGTGACCTTCAGTCTTCTCAAGGTATGTATTGACCACTGGGTCATCCCAGAAGTCCCATAAACCATCAACAATTTCAGGTTCCATGACCCCACCCCCTATAAAGGAGTAGGGTGCATCTATATCAATATATTCACCAAGCATAATATAAAATTGGTATTAATCGTCGTATACTAAGCACTCAGGCTCATCAGGGTTTTGATCACAGAATAGTTCTAAGCAATTTGGATCATGGTGATCACCTGCTTCTATCTCTGCCTTATGATGGTCAGCATATTCTACTAGATCATGTAGTTCTTCTTTAATGTGACGACGAGCAGCAGGACTAACCTGTGGATCATCTAAGATCTCTCTGTCTTTTTGGATGTGTTCTTCGATAGTATGCATAATTGTACCTTCAGTACCCTACTATTTAGGCAAATTATAGCACAAATATCAAGATTTGGGTACCGAATCCCTACAAAGGTAGAGTTCTGTGGTGATTCCCTCTTTATTGTAATGATGTACTAGACCCTTAATAAGGTACCTACCACTGTACCTTGCGTCATCCTGAACTGTGTCTGTACCTTTGGTTTGTATAGATGACGGTATCACACAACTGATTACTGAACCTGCATATAAAGCAGTATTTCCTGGAACCTTGATAGTTAGGGACAGTGTATTTAATAATGATAGTCTACCTGATGCATAGTTAGATACAGCTAATATATCCTCAGGTGCATTATCAGCACCGTTATTAGGTTGACCAGCAGTCTGATTAGAATACTTTGGAAGAATCTTAACCTTAATCCTAGTAGGATGATCTTTTATATATTGGGCTGCTTTCTTAGCATCGTAAGGGAATCCCTCCTCTAAAGTAGATGCAATCTCAAACAACTTATTCATTGCATTGATAGCAGGTGGCATCTTAGTACCTCCTGGTTTTGACTGGTTCTCTGCAGTTTTAATCTGAGTAGCAGTATTCTTCCAGTTCATAGTATTGGCATTAATATCCATATTAAATGAACGATCCGATTCTCCCCCTGCATTATAGAAATTAACTGATGTCTTACCTTTATCTAAGTAATCTTGGAACTCTGCACTATTAAGTGATTTTGCTTTCTCTGGGTTAAAAGCATCTCCAACGATTTGCTTAGTGTTCTTATATACATCATACAATTTATCAAATATACCACTACTACTAGCAGATCCATTTGGAATAGCACTCTCTGAAATAGCAGAAATTACAACACCGTAAGAGATATTCTTATATAATCCTGTTCTCATCTTATCCAGATGATTCATCCTTTCTGGATATGTAATAGACTCAATACGATAAGCATTATCACCACGAGCACTACCAGATAGGTTTGCTTGAGTGTAAGTATAAGTCTCAAGAGTATCCTGCTCACAGAGTTTATCAATACTATGAAAATTAAATCCCTTCCTATTCTCGTAGAATAAGAACCCTGACTGAGATACCTTCTTACCACCCTTCTGTCCTTTAGGTGATTTTCTTACTACTTTATCAGTCATATAACTGATACAGTCAACAGGTCTCCAGTTAGGAGAAACAAAATTAAGATTACTATGTGGTTCTATTGCTTCATCATGCTTAATCTTATGTGGTGCCTTTAATTTCTCAGAAATAACAGTCTTTATTACTTCTGGTTTCTGGGCATAAGGACCAAGTGCACCAAAGGTTCTATTAGATTCATTTAGATATATCTCTGGAGATGAACAATGGAGTATATACGCCTTCTTCCTTTCCGACTTAATAACTGATCCTATCTTATAAATCTGCAGATCAGCATCTATCATAATTCTCTCTGGATCTCTACTCTGTCTCCTATTCTTAGGTACTGCTGCGTAGGTCTCAAAGCACAACTTAACCATCTCATCACCAAACAACCTGTCACCAAACTGTACGGTATCTAACATACTAATATCACACCGAACAAATGGTGAATCTATGGTTTCATACCACTGAAATTCTGCAATCATTCCAGTAATATCATACTTTTCATCTTGTACTACGACATAAGCGTCGTGTAATCTATATTCTTTGGTATCTGCTGACATTAGAACATCTCAACTGGTGCGGTATTTCCCTCTGCCATCAATCCATATCTAGTCTGGAAATAATCGTTAGCAGGTACTTCATATTTACTGTCAACGAATATTGGTGGTGGAGGACCAGCATCCGCTTGTTTACCCATTTTAATAGGTGCTAGATCTCCTTTATGTATACTAACACCACCATCACTATCTCCTCCTCCTTCATCAAATTCACCACCCTCTGACATTGCCTGAACATTAATATATTCACCTGTAAGTTCTGCTTTTGGTACCATACCACCTGCAGATAAGCGACCTGCAGCTTTCTTTGCACTAGCAGATATATCAGCACCTAGAATCTCCATTTCCATCTGATCCTTAAGTTCTAACGCAAACCTTGCTTCAGGGTTTGATGCAAGATACGCTTGCTTATCTTCTTCAGTTAACCTCTCCTCCGATCCCTCAAAAATAAGTTCTTTACCTCTTTGTTTGTACTTCCATTTGGTTCTCGTCATGGTATCGAAATTCATATCATCAGATGATTCTTCTTTTATTCCAGCACCATAATATTCTTTACCCATTGCTTTTGTAAGTTCCACACCATCAGCATAAGTTATTTTCTTTAAAGGAGGTAATCCCAGAAATTCTGTTCGTTCTTTATTAACCCAATAAAGAGTTTCCTCTTCTATACGTCTTTTCTCTTCTGGATCAGTTACGGTACCCCTAGTATGTCCTAACTCTTCACTCATAGGGTTCTTACCATATTTGAGATTACCACCGTTCTTCATATCCTGAAGCAATCCACCAGCACTAAATCCTGGTATGCTAAATCCTTTATTGGCTGCTTCCTGAGTCCTTCTACCAGTTAATCCTGCATTACCTCTAGTTGCAGGAGTATCATATGGGACTACAAATGCACCACCAGTTTTCTTTTGTGCAACATACTCTGTGCCATGACCTATAAATGATGTGCTCCTACCACCATCAAGTGATACAGGATAACCTGACTGAGGTCCAGTTATCCAACCACCTGCTGCCATCTTTGGCTGATTCTGGTATGCCCTCATATTCCTAGAGAGAATATTACGTTCCCTAGCACCTATGTCATTAGTCCATTCATCATCACTTAATCCAGCAAAAGGTTGAGAAAGATCGTATGTTTTCCTACCAATCTTAAATTCTTTCTCTATTGGTTTTACATTCTTCTTCTTCGTTTTCTCCGTTTTCTCCTGTGTATTCTTTGGTTTCTCTTTATTCCCAAAAAGGTTTAACCCCCCTTTGGCAATTTTTTTAGGTTTAACTTTTCCTTTCTTACCCTTACCCTCTGCTCTTTCTAATTTCTGTTTTAATGCATCAAGAACATCCTTATCACCACCATTTAGTTCCTCCTCTCTAATCTGAAGCTTAATATATTCAGGCATATCAAGAGCATCAGTCCCAAATTTGTCGGTTAGACGATCCATCTTCTCTTCTAATTCTATCTCCTCATCCACACTAGCCGTATCTGCTTTTTTCTTTTTACCTTTGGGATCATCTTCATCATCCTTCTTCCCACCAAATAGAGTCTTTAATCCCCATGCAGCAAGTACACCTGCACCTACCATAAGAGCAGCTCTAGGTCTTGCCATAATGAAGCCTAATACTCCCTTAAAGACACCCATCAATCCTTTGAGCATGGAACCTATAAGCTTAAAGAGTTTGCCACCCTTAAAGAGTGCCATTACACCTTTCATGCCTAGTGCTGCCATCTTTGCAGGTGCAAAGAATACTGCTGCAGCAGTTAAGAATTTAACAATTCCAAATATACCTTTAAAACTAAGTGGATTCTCTAAGAAGTCTGTAAGACCATCTAATCCCATATTAATTAAGAATCCAGCAATCTTAAGTAACCACTTACCTATTCTGGTAACACCCTGTACAACCTTCTCCACCTTCTTCAGGTTTTCAGGATTACCCATCCACTTCAGGAAGGCAACTGTTACCATTGTCTTAAAGATTCTACCAATAAATTTAGCTATACCTTCGAAGAATCCAAATGCATTAGAGACAGCACCTACAACAGCACCTGCTTTATACCCAAATCCTGTCTTTTCTTTAGGATCTGGTGATCCTTCTTGTTGTGCTTCACCCTCTAGATCCTCTTCTAAATTTTCTTTTTGTTTTATATCCTCTGCTTCTGCCTTTCTCTGATCTACTAATTTTTGTACACCCTCTTCTCTCTGATCTGCTAATTCTTGCTGTTGTTGTATCTGCATTTTCATGCTTTCAGCAAAAGTCGCATTCATCTGTGCGACCATTATTGCAATACTATTAGTAGTAAGACCTAACCTGTTGATTGCCTTTACGGATGTGGTCATACCCTCAGTACCACCACCGTAAGTAAAGCTTTTACCTACCTCCACAGTGATACCACCTCCAGGTTTAGGAGGAGTTATTACTTTATATAATCGTGCTTTTGGTGTTGCTGCCATCTTACGACCTCATATTGCCATTAAGCATAACTGGAGTAGATGTATATACTACTTTTGGTGCTGGTGTTGGACTAGAACCAGGTATGTATACCTGTTGTCTAGCTGCTACCACAACAGTATTTGTTCTTGCCCTACGTTTCCGCTTAATGGGTCTATTGATTTTAGGAACTTTACTTCCAACTGCGTCCCTTGTATTTATCCTTCCACCTATAGATTTCTTACCTATCTGGAACGGAATTACTCCACCCATTCCCTTCTTAGGTGCCTCTTTCATCTTCTGCTCTTTATGATCCCATCCCCATTCACTTACTGGAACACCTGAAAGGTCCGTATAATACATAATATGATTTGTGACTTGTTTCCTTTCCCAGTCACTTAACTCTTTAGTATATTGTTTATTAGTCAATCCACCCATAAGTCTGGATAAATCAAACATACGATTTTTGTATTTTGATTTCTTTCCGAACCTAATATCCTTACCTTTCTTAAAAGGAGACTTGTGTGGGTAAACTTTCTTCTCTTCCTTCTTCTTCTCGCTAACAGGTGTAATATCCTTCGCATCTTCTTTTTCTCTTTTCTCTGCTAATTTTTGTTGATCGCCAGAAAGCTTATCATTCATCGCTGTATCATCAGGATCCCTTACTATCTTTCTTGGACTTAATCCAGTTAACTTCGCAAAAGGATCATCAATAGTACCCAATTTACCTTTAGGAGTTGGCATATGCACTAATCCTTTAGCAAGTAATCTTGCTGCTTGCTCTCCAACAAATCCACCTGCCATACCAGTAATAAATCCAGGAGCACCACCAAACGGAGCACCAATGGCAAAACCTGCTGTATATCCTAACAACCCACCAAGTGCTCGAAGAATAGCATTAACAGGAGACTCACCTAATAAAGCATAATCAATAACTCCCATGATAGCAGCGATAACCTTATCAACACCACCAATCTTCATCTTCTTTGCTGCTTTAAGACCGTCTTTTAGTTTTAATACATTCTTATTCTTTGATGCACCTTTTAATATCTTACCTATTTCTTTGGGGTTTTTCCCAATTTTCATTACCTGTTTGATAGTCTTATTCTTTTTAAGAATGCCATCTATCTGACCCATCAGTTGCTTCTTAACCTTATCAACCAACTTCATAGGATTCTTTGCCAACTCAACGACATCACCTATAGTCTGAGCCCATTTCGCAGCCCTTCCTCTAATGCCACCAATAACGTTATCAGCATTTGCCAGTTGTTTTTTGGCATAACCATCTGCCCACTTCACGAACTTGCTACCCTGTTCACCTATAACGTTTTTAAGCTTAGTACCTTCTCTAATTCCAGTTTTCCATAGATTCTGCCCAGTAGATTTAAGACTCTTCCACCAGCTTCCACCACCAGGAGGTTTCTTTACTTTCTCAAGTAACTTCTGACCCTTTTGTGCAAGAGGTTTAACGTTTTTCTTAACAAACTGCTCGGCACCTTCTTCTATCGCTTTTCTCTTCTTAACAATAGTTTCCTTAGTCTGCTTAATACGATCAGCAAAGGTCTTGGGTTTCGTTTTTATTTTGGTTTTTGTCTTAGTAGTCTTTTGATTCTTCTTTTGATTCTTCTGCTGCTTCTTCTTATTATCCTTTTTCTGCTTCTTATCCTGTTTCTTCTTATTATCCTTCTTCTTATTATCCTTCTTCTGATTCTTCTGATTCTTTTTAAAATCTGGTTTCTCACCCATTGTCAATGCTCTACCTATGCTACGCATAGCTTTGACATCACTTAATAGCTTCCATGGCATTAGCATCCTAGATGCTAACCAGAAACTCGCCATTCCACCCAGAATCTTAAAGACCCCAAACATTGCCTCAAAAGCTTTGCTAAGGTGACTTTGACCTGGTTCTCTATCTCCAAATATATTACCAATGCCCTCCAAGACATTATTCATACCAAAACTGACCAAACCGAATACCAGTTTACCCAGTCCTCTTATGAATTTAAGGAATGTCTCTATCCGTTTAGTATTCTTCGGATCAGACAACCATTTCATGAACCCAACCGCAATAAACGGTCCTATAAGATTCTTAAGAAAACTGAATAACGGTTTAAAGGGAGCAGCAAGTGTCTCTATCCAACTAAATTTCTTCTTATCTGCTTTTTCTGCTTGATCTAACCCCGCTTCGTTCTCTTCTTCCTCATTTGGTTCTAATTCTTGTGCAGTTTCTGCCTCTTGATCCTGTATTCGATCCTCTTTTTTCTTCTTTTTCTTAGCAGTCTGTTTCCTCATGCTAAGTTTCTTATTAGTCTCTTCTTCCTGTTTTTTAGTTCTCTCTAAAAAATTCTCAAGAAGAAACTCTTTCTGAAACTCCATCATAGTAACGATACCTTGCAGGTTCTTTCCAATACCTGTCAAAGTACCACCTAATCTATTATAGGCAAAAGTCTGAGCTCTAAGTTGCTTCCCAAAGGCAGTAGTTGCCTTAGGAGGTGGAACGTTTATATATTTCTTTAGAACTGCTGTTGCCATTAAAGACTTACTCTATTACTGTTTTCCTGTTGTTTCGCCTTCCTCTCTTGTTCCTGTAAATGAGCAATGAGAAGATTCACATAGACATCACGTTCCCACGGTATCATATTCTCCAACTCAGTAAGACTATACTTATGATGCTGCATTAATGCAAAGTTAGTCTCAAACATATTCTTAAGACTATCGTGCATTAACGCTATCCGAAAAAACTAGCTAGTCCCTCCAGTAATAGTTCGCTCTTTTTCTTAGTCTTAGGATTAAAAACCTCAATGGTATGCTCAAGTTTTGGCATAGTCTCAAAGAAATCTTGGATTTTCTTAAACTGATCCTGATTCATGTCACCGATGAAATCAACTGCTTCCTGTTTAGTAAAGGAGTCATAGATCTCTTCGCCTTGATATACTTTATCAATACACTCTGCAGAGAGTGCAAAAACATCATCCATAGATGGTTCATTTTTCATATTACGATCAATGAACGCATTTAGAGAAGGATACTTCATCTCTATTTTAATGTCATCATCTACATCAAGGATCCTTTTATGTTCCTTAGGTATAGTTAACTCAATGTCTTCCAAATTAAGTTCGACATCAATTTGGGTTTTATCATCATCAGGGGCAGTAACCTTAAATTCACTCTTTTCTCCTACTGCTTTCGCACGGATCCTGAGGAATAAGTACTCTATCTCAAATGTAGGCAGTTTATTAATATCTTTCACATTGGTGCATGATTTAAGAATATTCCTAACCGCCTTTGCCATTTCCTTCTCATCTTGGGATTCCATTGCCAAGTAAAGCAATTTCTCCTCTTTCACAAGAAATGGTCTATAACTGACTTTTGTACCACTAACAGGTAGTACGCAGTCATAATCAGGCACTGCAAGTTTTGGTAAAGGCATAATTAATATATTACGATATTAATATTTAGACACCCAATTTGCGGAAAGTTCCTTCGGGTTCAGTACCTACCAAATTAGAAGAATCTCTAACGATCTGAGGTGAATTAACATTAAACCTACCATCATTGGCAGTATCAAACCTATATCTCTCCATTTGGAATTGTATATTCAGTTCCATAAGAGATCTCTGGTCATTATTTAAAGACTGTGTTCCTAGATTCTTTGGAAATACACCATACATCCTATAAACTGCTGATGCTGCATTCATTCTTATCTTAAAATCATTTACATTACTACCTTCTTCTGCTATTTTAGTCAACCATACATTAGATCCACCTTCCCACTTAATAATATCTACCTGAGTCACATACTGTTCATATATTCCTACAGTATTATCTGCATCAGAAGCACAGTTGTGCATCCATTGCTCAAAATATGCCCTATGTTGCTGATCTTTAGTTGTTATAAAAGTTACATCCAAATCTGTTGGGGACTGTCCACTAGCATAACTACGGTTCATTCCATGAACATGTGCTTCAGTAGTTGTTACATTTCGAGAAGGGATAGTAACATTATTTGCAAATAAACTTAAATTCTTTTTTATATTCCTTTGATTAGCATCTGAAGGTAGCCATCCTGTACGAGTATTACCACGCAAAGATGTTGAGATCATGCAAAGAGGTGAATTAAAAACAATCTCGTATAAGTTATTGCGTGCGGGTTCCAAATGACCCATTGCAATTGCTTCCTTAAATGTTTCGAAATAATTTGGACTATAGTCCAAAGTATCCACTGTTGCTGTTTTATCTTTTGCTTGTATTTGTAATACCATTAAACCCTACTCCATATATGGCTACTGGGAAGATCCATCCACATACCACCTCTCTTAATCCAGAACTCTTCTAGTGGAAGAGGTGTCCAATTCTTAAAGTTATCCCTAGGTACATCCATAGCTTGTGATATACTAGACATAAAGTATTTATGATGGCACTGCATAGGATACTGATTAGACCCAGTAGCCCACTGTCTCCCCACTGCTCGTCTGAATTCTGGTCTCAAATAATGTAAGTTACCACCAGAAAATTGTCCTTTACCGAGATTTCTATCCAATACCTGCACCATAGGATACTTGTCATACCATGGTAAAGGTGGAGATGGTGTTTGTGGACTATACTCAAAAAATAATATATCACCAGTCATAAACCCACCATCGTACGGTTGTAGACCATAAACCAACTGTGAACGATACCATTTCTTACTCTTTGGTGCACCGCCAGCTAAATCCTTTATGTCATTAAATATGCTCATACCCTGAGTTCTTTTTCTGTTAATATCATAAATTTCATTTGACGATCCTTGCAATAACTATCTGCTGCCTTCCATTTGGCGTTATTTACTGCAAAAGTCTTTACTTCTGATAAATAGGATCTAGTTACCTTAACCTTCTTAACTGGACGTTTCGGTTGCTGAGTTTGTGCATAAGGTTTAATTTCGATAATGCTCTTTGCGAGCTTTCCCGTTCGGGTTCTTGCCTTAACATAAAAATCGGGAAAATAACGATGGATCCGATTATCCACGGGACTGCGATAAGGTATAATAATTTCTTCACTTCCCCACTCCATAACGTTTTCATTTTTGTCACACCAGTGCATAAATTTCTTTTCCCACAAAGACCTATAAATAATGTTGGTGGGATCCCCTTTATATTTTTTGTAGTTTTGAGGTCTAAACTTTCCAGAATAAGACATGTCAACTCCAGTAGCAACTAATACATCTAGCTCTAAAGGTTCTGCCACGAGATATATATACCCTTCTATTGCACCAGATGGTCCATTATCATCAGATAAGGAGATAAGAGGTGGTAGGCAATGGCAGTCTAAAGCTCTAGATTATCTTAAGTTAACCATTTACGATCCTTCTATACAAAGCCCATATACATGGGTTGGTGGTAAAGAAGCAGGTGACTATGGTAAATTTAAGGGTAGTGCAAGTGATGAACAAGGTATATACAGCTCTATTTATCTACATATGCCTCATCAGTTAAATGAGAACTATTCAGTCAAGTATAATAGAGCAACATTAGGACCATTTGGCGGTGCTTTAGAACAAGCAGTTGCTGGAGCAAATGCGAAAGATGGTACGAGTAACGTTGCTACGCAACTAAACGCAGGTGCAGGAACTGGTGCTTCTCAAGCAGTATTTGGTGCTATAAGTGGTTTATTTAATGATGCTTCTCAGCAACTGAATGTTGATGGTAATCTATCAAGAGATCAAATAGTTGGATTAACCAAGCAAAGAGTTTTTAACCCATACGAAGAAACAGTATTCGAGGGAACAAATTATCGTAGTCATAACTTTGACTTTGATCTAGTACCAAGAAACAGTAAAGAAGTAACAGAAATATACCAGATTATTAATACATTAAGAGATTCCATGTTACCTGGTATGGATGGAACCAAAAACCAATGGTTAACTATTCCTAGATTCTTTAAAGCTGCTCTTGTAAGATTCGAACCAGCACAAGGTCAAGTAAATTCTGGTGATAACGAAGGACGAGGATTGGGTAGACCTGCAACATTATCACGAATCCTACAATTCCCTGTAAAAATGGTTCTTGTAAATATGGATGTCAATCTAACTCCCATGGGATCCCATACAAGTTTAAGAGATATGACTGCTATGAAGAGATATCAGGATCTTGGTCCTGCTGCATATAAACTAACATTATCCTTTGATGAGACTGCACTTATCACTCGTAACATGCTTGAGGGTGGTACTGGTTACAAATCAGACTGGGATGGAGTTGGTGATGAAGCAAAAGATATGGATCAATTTAACTTCTTCGAAGAGAAGAAAGAAGATGGTAAAGAAGGTACGGAGGCTGATAAGTAATGGCATATTTTAGATCTCTACCTAACGTAAGAGTTAGGACAAAAAGTACAAGAAGCAATAACGTAGAACCTTGGGTTGTTGCAAAAAACATCTTCAGACGAATAAAACTGATAGATGACATACAAGGTAGTATATTGGGTTTTAACCAATATACTATTGGTAATGACGTAAAACCCTATCAGGTAGCACAGGACGTATATAATGATTCATCATATGATTGGATTCTTATGCTGTGCAACAATATAACCAATATGTACAAAGAATGGCCAATGTCTGAACATGAACTACATAACTACGTTCTGAAGAAATATGGTAGTGCAGACGATGTTCACCATTATGAGACAAATGAGGTAAAAACCGATAAAGGTGAAATTATATTAAAGAAAGGAATGGAGGTAAATGGGGAATTTCGTTATTATAGGTCAGATGGCACTATAGTCCCAAATGTCACATATCCTGTTTCTAACTGGGAATACGAAAATAACCAAAATACATATAAATCAAATATTTGGATATTAAAGAAAACTTACGTTTCTGACTTTATTTCAGAATTTAGACAATTAGTCAAATATTCTCCAAATGAAGAAGTTGGAGATGATGACGTTAAGATGACATGGGGTGCAGTAGAAGAAATCTTCAGTACATCCTCAGAATCATATACTACACGTTATGGTATGGTACCATCTATCGGTTTTGCGTCTTCACAGGAATTGGTCAATAGAACCGTTACTGTAGAAGTTACCGAATCTGGTGCACAGGTAAGAACAGTAGATACATCAAATACTGGTACTAACGCAAGTGGAGTTATATCAGGTACTACAGATTCATCAACTACACAGTCAGGTGCTTCATACTAATGATTGTAGTGAATGGTGAAAATATCAGATTATTCCTTATAATGGTATTAGCGGTCACATGGATATTTGTCTTTAACCTTCCAACAGAAGAATAGGTAAAAATACTTAAGCGACCCTACAGACAAAAAAATACCCCGAATTTTTATTCGGGGTTTTCTTGTTTCTAAAGGCGAATTATATATCAACCTCCATCGATATCACATCCAATGGTAGCACCAGTCACCACACCGAGTGGTATTGCCCACCATCTTCCATCACCTCTTGATAATGCTGCACCAGCAGCACCTCCCAGTAATCCACCAGCAATCTTACCATCAGTACAATCATTGGTATCGTACTCGATTGTTTCTCTTCTGGTGTACCCACCACCATCTCGGCAGGGTACTTCGACTGTTTCATTCCATGATCTAATATGACCTGGATTGCTTGCTGTACCAGGAATGTACTCTTCACGATACTCTTGACGAATACATGTCCTATCTGTACTGTATCCTGCAGAAGAACTATCGGGTGATCTTGACACCCGATTGCTATCATCAACCACAAGTCCATCCCAATCCCTTAACCAGATTCCATCTTGTTGGTAATGGGTGGCTCTTGTTCCTGCTGATACAGGACTAGCAAACAATAGTGCTGCTAATAACAGTTTCATTAATCCTCCTCTGCTAATCTAGAAAAGTATGCGAGGTCTGGATCAACCTCTGTCTTTAATGATTCTACAGCACTACCGAACCCACTGGGTGCAGCAGGAGTCTCTTCTGTAACTGTCACAGGAAGTTCTAGTTCTTCCTCCTCTACACGAGATTGTACTCTCGCTTTTCCTTTACCAAGTACCAAGTTTAGTCTCTTCTCTAGGTCTTCATAAGACTTAAAGTTCTTAGGACTCGTAAACTCTACTAGAGAATACTCTTGGTTGTAAATTTCTTCCAACTTGGCATCATCATAATCACCTAGAGTTGATGGAGCAGAGAACTCGGAACGATCATAGTTCCAGTATCCGTCCTGCTTAACAATCTTTAATTTAAAGTCAGCACCTTTCCAAAAATCAAATGGATTAATAGGTTGCTCATCCTCAAACTGTGGCTTCATTGCCTCAACTAACTTATCATGGATCTTCTTACCATACTTGTACAAGAAGACACGACCTTCATTCTCTGGATGTAATGGATCCTTCACGACTTGGATGTTACTGAAGTAGGAGAGTTTTCTCTTCTGCTTTCTTGCTACATCTTTATCGGAATCAATACCACTGTTCCATAGTACACGGTTTAGTTCACCGACTGGATCATTCTGACCTAGTGTAGTCAGACTGTTCTCGATGTACCAACCACCTGGTCCTTGGAATGCGTGACTCCAGACCTGTGCCCATGGTAGTTCCTCTCCTGTTGGTGCAGGAAGGAAACGAATGACTGCATAACCGTTCCCTGCTTTATCGACTTCTGGTTTCCAGAGTCTGTCGTCAGGACCGTTACCGCCACCCCCTTTACTGCTAAGTTTCTCTAGTTCCTTAGTCAGTTTTGCGACTGAACCAGAGGACTTCTTAAGGGATGCAAATGACATTTGTATTCTCCGTATTGAGTGTATTTGGCTTGTTTGTACTTTATTATCGTACCTTATTATTTATGCGTTGTCAAGTAGTCCTCTTCTCCATGTCTGCAATTTCTGTTCCATGGCATCCAAGACTGCCATTAGGTTTTGACCACCTGAGTAGACACTACTGCAAGAGTCTATCCTATCCTTGATCTCCTTGATCTCTTGGTCTG